CCTGCTTACATGAGGGCAGCAGCTCGGCGTGGACTTGAGTATTACGAGCAAGGTCTAGCTGGCGATGGTGTCACTCCTAGAACAATCAGGGAAGCCAGAGCAATGGCAGAAGGCACAGTCAGCGATGACAAGTGGATACGCATTGCAGCTTGGATTGCTCGACACCTTGTAGATTTAGACAGCCCTGACGCAGACCCAGACTCTGACAACTACCCATCAGCCGGTGTTGTTGCTCATTTGCTTTGGGGATCAGGACCATCTAAGAGAGCCGCACAACGCACCAAGGACTACGCTGATTCAGTTGTTGCTAGAATCAGAGCAGAGGAAACTAACAGCATGGACAGTAAAAACAAGTGGCTAGATGTGGCGAGAGCCATTGCCCTAAAGATTGACGGCCCACAGCCAGAATCAAAAGAGCCAGAAGTCAGAGTCAACACGACCAGCTTTGAACTAAGAGCTGAGGGCGATGGCATGACCTTTACTGGCTACGCTTCTGTGTTCAACAGTCCATCACAAGACCTTGGCGGTTTCATCGAGTATGTTGCCCCAGGTGCTTTCAAGCGTTCCTTACAATCTCGCAACGAGGTCAAGCTACTTTGGAACCATGACGCAGGTGAACCACTAGCCAGCCTTAGAGGTGGCAGTATGCAACTTGTTGAGGATGAGCGTGGCCTAAAGGTGACAGCAACCTTGCCCCAGACTTCAAGAGGGCGTGATGTGGCCGAGTTGCTTCGCACTAATGTAATTGACTCAATGTCTTTTGGCTTCAATGTCATCAAAGATACTTGGTCAAGAGATGGCCAGACTCGCACCCTAGATTCAGTCAGACTATTCGAGGTGTCTATCGTTAGCTTCCCAGCTTATGAAGCAACAACAGCTCAGGTACGCTCACAGCCAACCATCAACCCTGACCAGCTTGCCGATGCCCTGCTAAAGCTAGAGTCTGGTGAGGAATTAGACGAGCCAAGTGCAACCCTGATTACCGAGGTAGTCAACAAGCTAAAAGCCAATCCAGGGGTTGAGGAAGTTATTGACAACGGCCTTGACTTGCTGGACCTAAAGAAAAAGCAATTTGACCTACTACTGAAAAGGATCTAATCATGGCAACCAAAGATGAAATCAAAGCAGCCCTACTAAAGGCAGCCGGCAACCCATCAACAGGTATCATTAGAGATCTAGCCGATGACTTTGCCCAGGCAGTCTGGGAGCTAGACAACACAAACGCAAACAACCCAGCCAAAGAAGTTAGGGTTGTTGACGCAAAAGAAACTCGCTAACAAGTTTCTTTGCCCCAGCTCGGCCCCCTTCCTGAGCTGGGGTTTTTTTCTGCCTATAAACTTGTGAGTAGCAGTTGAGTGTAAGCACCGCTGTGTCTGTTGAGTGTCAGCACCGCAGGAAACCCTAATCAACTAACTAACAGGAGAATCATGTCAGACTTTATCAAGTCACAGATAGATGCTCGCAACAACCTCATCGCTCAGGCGAGAGAAGTCCTAGACTTCGCAGAGGCTGAAAAGCGTGGTCTATCAGCAGAAGAAAACCAGAAGATTGCCCGTATCGAAGCTGACATTGACTCAGCCGACACAGCTATCTCAACCGCTCGCTCAATCTCTGAGCGTGAGGCTCGTGCAGCCGAGGCAGCAGCTTCGTTCTCACCATCAACATCAGCACCAGAAAACTCTGACGCTGACATCCTTCGCTCAATCGCTATGGGTGAGATTCGTGGACACGAGTTCGCTCGTGAGAACCGCACTCTAGTTCCAAGCTCGAACACTGTTGGACAGAGCTTCTACGACCAGGTGTTTGCAATCGCCCAGCTAGTTGGCCCAATGCTAACTGTGTCTGAGGTATTCAACACAGCCTCTGGTGAGAACCTAGTTATCCCAACTGTGACTGCAACCTCTACATCTGGTTCAGTAGCAGCAGGTTCAGCTATCTCTGAGAGCAACCCAACCTTTGCTTCAATCACACTAGGAGCTGAGAAATACGGAGCTTTGTGCCAAATCGCACAAGAACTAGTGAGCGATGCAGGGTTCAACATTACAAACTACATTGCACAGCAGCTTGGAACTTCACTTGGTCTAAAGGTCAACGATGTTCTAACCACAAAGCTATCTGCTGCTGCTGGATCAGTAGTTCGTGGAACCGCTACCAACTTCGCTGCTTCATACGAGGACTTGATTGACCTTGTTTACGGCATCGCTGATGGTGCTCGTGTTCTACCTGGACTTGGTTTCCAGATGAGCAAGACCGGTATTGCAGCCGCTCGTAAGCTAAAGGATGAGTCAGGTGCTTACATCTGGACCGACAACGCAGTTGTTGGACAGCCAGCAACTTTGCTTGGCTACCCAGTGTACGAAAACCCGAATGTTGCAGCCGTAGGTACCGCCGCTAAGTCGGTACTTTTTGGGCACTTACCGAGTTTCAAAATTAGAGTCGCCGGCGGCGTAAGAGTCGATCAGTCAACCGATTACGCTTTTGCAAATGACACCGTAACCTATCGTGGTTTGATGCGTGTCGATGGCGGATTGACGATTTCTAGCCATATCGGTTTCTACCAGGGTAAGTAATCACCCTAGCTAAATAAGCTGACAAGCCCCAAGCGTGTAGGTTCGCTTGGGGCTTGTCTTTTGCTAGGATTGTGGCAACAAAGGGAGAACCTACATGAGCAAGACCAAAAGAAAACTAAAGGGCACAGTATCAGTCCTCAGCAACTCGCCAGGACAGCCAACCGGATACGGCCAAGCCACCGATGCCCTAGTCAAACTTCTCAAGCGTGATGGTGCCAATGTTGCATCTCTGTCTAACTATGGACATGAAGGCATCAACACGATCTACCACACCGAGTACGGCGAGATACCAATCTATGCCAGAGGCAATGAGTCGTACTCAAACGATGTAGCACCTGCACACCATAAGCATTGGAAAGCACTCAACGCTGATCAGCCAAACCTGCTGATTACCCTTTACGATGTCTGGGTTCTAAACTCTAAAGGCTTTGACACAATTCCTATTGCAAGCTGGACACCTGTTGACCACAACCCGATTCCACCAGGTGTATTGAAGTGGCTACAAAAGGAAAATGTCACACCCCTTGCTATGAGCAAGTTTGGGCTAGAGCAAATAAACAAGGCAGGTGTTGAGGGGCACTATATCCCTCACAGCATTGACACCAAGGTATTCAAGTTCACAGACAAGATTGACGGCTTGCCAGTTGACAAATACATGGGCTTTGAGGATGGTCGCTTTGTAGTAGGTATGAATGCTGCTAACAAGGCATCAGGTATCTTGCACCGCAAAGCCTATTCAGAGAACATGATGGCCTTTGCAATGTTTTGTCGCAAGCACCCAGACGCAATGCTTTACATTCACGCAGACGCAAGCTCACCTCATGGCTGGAACCTTATGGCACTAGGTCAGTTGCTAGGCATCCCAGTAGATAACATGACCTTCCCTGACCCACTCGCTTACCGCTACGGAATGCCACAATCTACCCTTGCAGGGATCTACTCAAGCTGGGATGTGATGCTCGCTACAAGCTATGGCGAGGGCTTTGGTATTCCAACAGTCGAGGCACAAGCTTGTGGCGTGCCTGTTATTGTCAGCAAGTTTGCCGCTAGTCCTGAGCTTGTTGGTGATGGTTGGGCAATCAACGGCCAGCCACTATACGATCCAGCACAGCACTCATTCTGGACAATCCCATCGGTGCCAGAGATAGTAGAAGCCTTGGAACAGGCCTACGCTAAGGGCAAGAACAAGTCAGCCAAGGCTGTTGAGTTTGCTCAAAAGTTTGACCACGAGAAGGTCTGGCAAGAGAACTGGATGCCGGTGCTAAAGAAACTACTCAAGTGATTGCCTGGTTATCTCACCACCTACCAGACCCAGACGGCAAGCTAGTCGGTGGGGCAGAGATGACCGACCAAACCCTGCTAACCGATGCCCCTACTGATTACACAATTATCACTCCAGACAACTGGAAGCAAGCCTTAGAGTTTGACAAGATAGTCATAACCGGAACAGACCTACTTAGCCCTTATGCCATGACACAGCTTGCTAGGCGAAAGCCTGTTGTTGCTGTCCATCACTTGCAAACAAGAACTGAGGAAAGACAACAACTACTTAGCTCTGCCTCTACCCTTATCTGCCGGACACCTAGACACCTAGAGCTAGAGCTTCAATGGACAAAGCCAAAGTCAAGCACCTGGGTCACTGCACCGCTAGACATCACAGAGATAAGTCAAAAGCCAAAAGAGTCCTTTGCTTTATGGGCTGCAAGGATGCACCCTCAAAAGGGTCCAGTCGAGGCTCAAGCTTGGGCAGATCAACAGGACATACCGCTAGTGATGATGACGGCCAAGCCAAGGGCCGAGGTGCTAGAAACCATGAGCCGAGCCGAACACTTTGTATTTTTACCCAACGGCTTTGATGCCGAGCCAAGGGCTGTCATCGAGGCAGTCCTGTCAGATTGCCAGGTACACACTAACGAGCTGGCTGGTATTACATCGGTTCCTAATTGGCGTGATCCACAAGTATTGAGAGAGCTTGTCATTGGCTCCAAGACTAAGTTTTGGGATAGAGTTTTAGCATGATTGCAGTCCTAATACCAACACTAAACAGACCCCACAGAGTTGCCGAGATAGTTGCCAACCTCAAAGACACAGCACCAGAGGCAGTGCCTTACTTCATCATCGAGGAACATGACACAGCCACCGCTGAGGCTATCGAAGCCATTGGCACTAATAAAGTCATAAACAAAAGAGCTGCATCTTATGCAGGGGCAATCAACACAGCAGTAAAAGAAACCACAGAGCCTTACATTCTTATGGCAGCAGATGACTTGGTATTCAAGCAGGGCTGGTCACACCGGATACTAGAGCTGGCCAAAGACTTTGGCTTTGTAGGCACTAATGATCTACACAACCCTGATGTGCTTAGAGGCACCCACGCAACTCACTACCTAATCACTAGAGAGTACGCCGAGCTGGGTTCAATAGATGACCCTGATGCAGTCCTGTACGAGGGCTACATTCACAACTACACAGACACCGAGGCTGTTGCTACAGCAAAGTTTAGAGGGCAGTGGACCCCTTGTTTAGAGTCAGAGATTGAGCACTTACACTGGGTCTGGGGATTAGCGACACAAGACGCAACTTACCAAAAGGGCACAACTACTGTTAGCCAAGATGAGCAAACTTTCAACAGTCGGGCACACCTCTGGACTCACCCAGAAGCCTAAAAAGCGTACGCCTTCGGGCAGTAGAATAGGACAATCATGGCAATCACAAACGGCTACGCCACACTTTTAGATGTCAAGGCTGCTTTACGCATCCAAGATGGCATGGATGATAGTTTGCTTGAAACAGCTATTGAGTCTGCCTCAAGACTTATTGACGGCTTTACAGCCAGAAGCTTCTCTAACGCAGGTACGGCTGTTAGGAACTTTGCCGCTACCGATGCAATCAACCTAATCATTGACGATGCAATCAGCGTGACCAAGGTTGAGTCAACCGATGAGATTGGCGACACTTATACAGAGTGGAAAGTCACCGACTACCAGCTTGAGCCAGTAAACAGCAGAGCCGATGGACTCTACTCGCCTTACACAGGCATTAGAGCTATCAACGATTACTCTTGGCCCGTTGTTGACTACCAGGCACTTGTCAAGATCACCGGCACTTGGGGCTGGGCATCTATCCCTACTGCCGTCAAGCAAGCTTGCATCATCCAGTCATCGAGAATCTTCAAGCGTCTTGACTCGCCTCTAGGTGTTGCCGGCTTTGGTGACATGGGAGCTATCCGAGTTGGTCGCTACCTTGACCCAGATGTTGAGCAACTACTTATGCCTTACAGAATTATGAGGAACTTCGGCTAATGAGCATCAGCCTAATTAGGCAGGGTCTAGCCACTAATCTTGCAACCATCCCTGGGCTGAGAACAGCCGCTGAGGTTCCTGATCTGCCAAACCCACCTATTGCCATTGTCGGTCTAAGGTCAGTCACCTATGACGGAGCCTTTGACAAGGGGCTTACAAACTATAACTTTGCAGTCACAGTCATTGTTGGCAGAGCTGCCGAGCGTGAAGCACAAAGACGGCTCGATGCCTACATAAGCACAGGGGCAAGTAGTGTCAAAAGTGCAGTAGAATCAGATAAGACTCTCGGTGGTAATGCCTAC